TCCTTCTCCCGCTCCACATGAGCGATGAGGATGAAATGGCATTTGCAAGCATCCGTCCAGAGCCGCACGATCTTTTCAATCTGATCCTGCGCAATGCCCCAATCGGAAATGTTCTTGACTGGTTTATTGCCAACAACGAGAGTCATCGCCATCTGAGCCAAACCGGCCATACCATCCACCACCAGACATCGATTCGGACCCCATTCATCCACGGCGCCGAACTTCTGGCCAGTGCGGTCGTCCGGAAAATCATTCAACACTTCCAGCATCTGCACGAAGCGATTGTGTTTGCTGCGGTTCGGATCGGCGGTTTTTGCCAGCGTGTCGAGCGACATCGTATTGATGCGCTTGGCACCTTCTAACAGATCTTTGAAACTGGCTTTTGCTGCGGCGAGCTGATGCCAGTGCATGTTCGGCGGGATGGGCTTGCCCTTGTCCTTCCAGAAACCGAGCAGGGTTTCCAGCCCCGGTTCGAGGCCGAGATAAAAAACTTCCAGCTCCGGACAGGCTTCAGTCAGTGTGCCGATGCTGTGAGTTTTGCCGGTGCCGCCTGGGCCCATCAGCATAATGTTCGCGCCGGAGAGTTCGGAGGGTTCAATCACTGTTTCTGTCATGTTCATTTTGAGCCTTGATTAAAATTTCTGCAAAATCACCTAACATGGCGGATCGAATAACCTTATCCTTATCAACACATCTTTGTCCATTTAGAGGCACAGCAGCTCTTTCTAGAGTAGTTTCTACCCAACTACGCGGGCCTACGTATTCTAAAATTCTGATAACTCTTACAATATCTTCAGGCATTTTCCTTCTCCCACAATCTTAAATGCAATTCAAATTCCCTGCGCAGCATCTCCGCAGGCATGCATTGATAGAGTTCCGGTTCCCATTGCAGAATCAGCGAACCATGCACAACAAACCGCGAAGGCCCGGGATGCTGTTCGCAATAGCCTCCTATGATGACCCATTCCCTACGGGAACCCTCCACGGGCATTCTCGCCCATATCTCTCCGCAGGTCGGGCAGAACATCGCATAGGGAGCAGGCTGCTGAAGCTCCCCACGCACCTGCCGGAGTTTTTCTTCGCCGGAGCCATAAAAAGCTCCATTGATGAAGAATCCGCGTCGGAAACTCATGGCGAGATTTTGTGAATATCTACAGATTCACTGTAATAGCCATTTGAGCCTCCGTACCAGCGAATATCGACATAACCTTTACGAGTGGAGAATTTGTAAAAAGTCCAGGTGAAAGAATCTTGATATTCAGGAGCAGTGACACCTTCAGGATTTTCATCTGAATGTGTGACTTCTTCTGCCGTAATTAGGGGGGAGTTTTTGAGATCTTCAAGATCCCCAACAATCCTGATTGTGGTACATTTGGTAGCGATTACCGTCATCGAAAGTGATTGAAACACACTCTCCACCTACTTCAGCGGAAATATCCACTATTGTTTTACCGATCCAATCGCTGACTTTAATGTCTTCGTACATGATTAATCCTTTAAATATTAGTGAAATTTAATTCATCAAGTCGCGAAGTTCACCACCCAACGCATCGCTGTCGCCTGTCCACGCTCCCGGCAGATCGGGAGCCTCCGGCGCACCTTCAGGCCGCACATGCCCCCACTTGGCTTCATAATCCTTGACGCTGATCTCCTCTCGTTCAAGTGGGTCCCAGACCCGCTGAACGAAATGAGCAGGCAGCCATTCTTCGGGATTGCTGGCTTTGCAGATTCGCTGGAACTGGCATCCACCATATTCTGTGCATGCCCCATCGAAGTCATAGTCCCAATAGCCTTCCTCCCAGCATTGAATCATCCGCTTGATGTCGCGAACGGTCTGCACCTCCCAGCGCTGGATTTCATCCAACGATCGATAGGTCGGCACCTCCAGCGTGTCATACTTCGTCTTCAGAATCGAAATGCCTCGGACGATAGTACCTTGGGGTTTGATACCTTGCTTGAGGAGAGCCCAATTGTAGCCGGTGAATTGGCTGCGAAGCTCCCATTGTCGGGACCAAGTAGCACCCAGACTCGATGTGGTTTTCTCGTCGTAATTCCAGACGCCGGTTTTGTGACGGTTGGCGACCATGTCACTGCGCCCGGTGTAAAGGAGAGGGGCTCCCGTAACGGGATGAAGCACAGGCAAAGGCTCAGCAAAACTGAACTCGATGCCCCTTTTGCCGCTGGGTAGTTCGATCGGTTCGGCACCATCGCCTCCAAGGGGGTAGTTGAATAGGTAGAATTCGAATGCGCCGAGCATACGCTCAAGTGACTTGGCAGATTCTGCTGGGCATTCGAAATCCCCATAATGCTTCACAAGGGCTGTGAGTCCCTCAGCTTCGGCTTCATCAGCCGGCCGGCCCTCGACGTAGAACACCTCGCGAGCGCGTTCGATGGCGGCTGCAAAAGCTCCACCGGCGACGAGATGGACGCTTTTGGCGACAGGTTTCCAATGCTCGATGTAGGAGCGGAAGAACTTCTGCGGACAGGCTCGAAAAGCAGCAAGCAGGGTGCTGTCGAGACTGTGGGGGAACATTGGTCTGAAACGTTGATGTGCGGTCATGTGAACCTCAGAAGGGAATTTCGTCGTCGTTTTTAACTTCAGCGATGGCGAGCGGTTTTGCGTCTGATTCAATCAGTCTAGCAGTGTCAACCGCATCTACCATCGCAGTTTCTACAGAAGCTCCGAGACGCTTAGCCCGTTGCGCCGCATCTTCTTCGATCAAAGCCAAAACTCGAACGATGAAGCCGGGGGCAAGGTCGAGTTCGATTTTGCCTCCCGGACCTTCAAAAGTAGCTTGAGCCTTGAGTCCTTTCTCCGATTCCCAACTTTCGCCTCGGCGGATGGTCAGTGATTTAAGTTGCATGATGAGCCTCGAAATGTGAGTTAAGAGTACTTCTGACCGAGCAGGGCGACGAGTTTGTTCTTCTCTTCGCTGCCTTCCAAACCCGCCAGCAATTGCTGCGCGAACGATCGGCGGAGATTCCGCTGATAGGCCTGCTGTACCAGCCCCTTGATTTCCTCGTTCCTTGCGAGATTTTCGCGATGTTGAGAGAAATCCAGTTTCTGGATCACCCAACGCAACTCAAACTGCAGGCCCGGATCGATCTTCACCGTGTCATCAACATTGCAGACAATAGCGACCTTGATCGATCCAGCTGCTTCAACTAGGACAGCATCACCTTCCTTTAAATCGAAATTCGTTACATACGCGTAATACTTCTTGTCGAATTCTTCGATATCGAGAAGCGTCCCTTCTTCGATGAGCTGTTCGACGTAGCTAACACCTTTCGGGAAAGCTACAGAGATAGTGCGGGTATCTCCACGCAGCAAAGCTGCAACGTTGATTTCATGTGCCATGATGAGCCTCTAAAGAAAATTAAATGTTGCGGTGGGTGAAACGATTTACAGCCCGAGTTCTTTCAGCAAATCATCCGTATCAACATCTTCCGGTTTTTGCTTTTTCGGACGTGTGGCCGATCCGGCTTTTGCCCGAGCCTTTGGTTTCGGTACATCCAACTGCGCCCGCTCCTTGCGAATCGCCTCGATAGCGAGCTTCATCTCCTCAATGGTGATCGTACCGTCGGCAGCTTTTCGCCGCCATTCGAGGATATTTTCAGTGATGACAACGCTCATGCTGATTTCTCCGATTTAGGCAGAGAGTCGATATCGATGAACTGGTGAGCTTCGTGAAGGACCTCCGCAACTTCGATCACAGGTTGATTGCAGAGATATTGCACAGTGCTTTCCAGCCATGCTTTAGGGACAGCGACAAACTCCACGCCGTTGATAGTTTGTTCACGTTTGAAATGCATGCAGGCTCCATTGAGGGTTATTTACCGTGATTAATGTAGAGTAATCCCGGCGAGAAATTAAATCAATTCAGGTATCGAATTTGTACCAAACACTTCCACAATCGGGACAGCGGTAAAGAGTGATATTTCGAAAGCGCCCATTTAAAAACTTATGTTTTTTCGCTCCGGAAGCTTCAGAGTGTGGGCATCGTGCCTGCAGATTTTTCAAGTCCCTGTTAGCTTTATACCGACGTTCTCTGATGCGAACATACTCTTATTTGATCGACAGAGCCATTACCATCTCCTATGCCAAGAAGAGTTTCTTCCGTGCCCGTGAACATGCCACATACAGGCATTTGAAAGCTTCTACACGATTACGATTGTAGAGAATATCTTGATAGTCCACATACACATTCGTGTAAGTACTGCCCTGACTTCGGTGAGCAGTCAGTGCATACGCAAACTTAATGTCATGGAAGATTTCCTTATGCTCCCAGAA